ACGAAGAAGAGAAGCAGAGAAGGCCCTTTATCTCTCGGACGGTATACCAAAGACGGATGGCTCTATTGCCGAGACACCACAATCCATGGCCGCGGATGAGAAGGCTATACAAGAAGCTCCGAGCGGAGTAGCGGAATCTTCACCGGCAGCCGCCTCGGCGGCACAATACCAAAGACGCAAGTTCAACGGTCAACTAGGCTTCAAAGACCCGAACGGCAAGTATCCGCTCCAGACCCATCTGAATGAGCCTGATACCAACAGGCTGGCCAGACACCAGAAGATTAAAGACACAATCGTTTACTTCAAAGAGTGTGCCGAGCATAAGGGCGTTGAGATTGCTAATGGTGGTGGGACATGGGACCAGGCGAAGACTCCGTATAATGCCTCCTATCCGTTTAACAATGTGTTCCAATCCGAGTCCGGTCATGTCCAAGAATGGGATGATACTCCCGGTAAAGAGCGCATTCATACCTATCACAAGACAGGCACATTCTGGGAAGTTGACCATAATGGTACTCTTGTGCGAAGAACTGTTGGGGACGATTACCAAATACTTGAGCGTAACGGATATGTCCATGTTATCGGGAATGCCCATGTATGCGTGGAAGGTGCCAAGACTCTTCTAGTGAACAACACCCTTGACATTGAAGTGATGGGTACCACGGTCATTAACGTCCACGACTCCGCGACTATAGCGACTGCGGATGACCTGAACCTCTCCGTGGGCGGGAACATTAATCTTGATTGCTCTGGTGACCTTCGCTTTAAGGTGGGCGGAGACGCCAACTTTGATGTGGGCGGAAACTGGGTCGGCGTGATGGGTGGGAACTTCGGTGTTAAAGCCGTGAACGTTGACGAAGAGGCCACGGGCGTCTGGAATGTTACTTCATCGGCCCCTGCTGGCTTCCTAACCTCAGGTGTCAAGATTGCTAATCGTATCAACTCACAGGGCTCCGGTGCCCAAGTAGGGTCTCCATCCACGACTTCACTTGATAAGGTTGATGGAGTGGGTGGTGAGGCCGTAGAACTTGAACAACTTATGGTCACCTCTCGCGGGGATGATGCGGCGTCTAACTATGAAAGCCCAGATGATGGTGATCCGACCGTGTATATGCAGGAGCGTATCGCTAATGGAACGGCGACCGTGGAAGAACTCACAACGAAGCCCGAAGCTATCGCCGAGGAGAAGCCACTTGAGAATGAGATTGCCCCTGTTATTGGGCCTTGCGGTATTGCCGAGGGTACCACGACATTTGACTATAACGCAAAGTTCTCCAAGTATTACACACTGGGAGACCTGACGGATGGTGGTACCAGAAAACTAGTTGCTCAGAATGGACTACGTGCTGACCAAATCTATTGTAACCTGAAAGCATTGGCAAATAATATTCTTGACCCAATTAAGGCGAAATATGCCGATGTTCAGATTAACTCTGGTCTTCGTCTAGGAACGGCGACTTCACAACACAATAAAGGACAGGCTGTTGATATCTCCTTCCCGGGTATGTCACGTTCCGACCTGTATACTCGCATTCTTGAGATACAAAAGATTGTTCCATATGACCAGTTGCTCCTTGAGTATGCCTCTGGGCCTGGTTGGATTCATATCTCATTCAACTCCGCTGGTAATCGCAAACCGTCCCAACAGTTTACGATGAATAACCACTCAAGGGTTTCTCCAGATGTTTACACAATCGTCAAGATTTACTAGCTAAATAACCATATGGCTATTAGAACATTTACAGACATAGACCTCACGTTTACTCCTCACCCTCAGACCAAAGACCTGATGGTGAAGACGGACGAGAATGCTATCAAGAACGCCGTGAAGAACCTTATTCTCACGAAGCACTATGAGAGGGCATTCCACTCCGAGATAGGTTCATCCGTGATGGGCCTCCTCTTTGAACTCCCTTCCCCTGCCCTTAGGGTTATGCTTCAACAAGAGATTGCCGATGTTATCAACAACTTTGAACCACGGGTACGGGTCATTGATATCTCTGTGAAGTTCCAACTTGATATGAACTCCGTGGATGTAACCATTGTATTCTCTATCATAAATACAACTAGACCTATAACCCTTAACCTCGTACTCAGAAGAACCAGATGACAACTAGAAAAATACAAGTAGGCTCCCTTGAGTTTGACGAAATCAAGCAGAACCTCAAAGACTTTCTGAAAGCCCAGTCCCAATTCTCTGATTATGATTTTGAGGGGTCTAACCTCTCCATACTCTTGGATGTCCTAGCGTATAACACATATTACAATAATGTGTATACGAATATGGCAATCAATGAGGCTTTCCTTGATACGGCGTCCAAACGCTCCTCGGTTGTCTCTAGGGCCACTGAACTGGGTTATCTTCCACGTTCCGCACGATGCGCGACCACAAACGTTTCATTCGTAGTCTCTGGTGTGAACGGTAACCCTGATTATCTTGTCTTCCCTAAGAAGGCGACCTTTCAGGGGGTCAAAGACTCGGTGCGTTATACGTTTTACACGACCGAAGACGTTACGGCCGATAAAGTTGACAATGAATATACCTTTACAGATATTGCCATCTATGAGGGCTTCCCGGTCACGAATCGTTTCCTTTATACTGATGAAGTGTCCTCATTTGTCCTAGAGAATCAGAATATTGATACGACCACACTGGTCATTCGTGTTCAGAAGGACGGGACTACCCAGTATGAAAACTATGCTCTGGCTAATGACCTCTCAAATGTTGACGGGACTTCCCTAGTCTACTTTATGAGGGAGACCGAGGGAGGGTACTATGAAATCACCTTTGGTGATGACGTTCTGGGTAAAGCCCTTGTCTCCGGACAAATCGTGTATGCCGATTACTTTGTCTCCAATGGTGAGGCTCCTAACGGCATCTCCTCGCTTACCTATACAGGCATCTCTCTGGATGGCGGGTCACTTGAAGAGTTGGTGATGGACGCCGCTACCTCAGGCGGGAGACTCCCTGAGACGATTGAAGAGATTCGCTTTAATGCTCCGAACTTCTATGCTTCCCAGAATCGTGTGGTGACCGGCCTTGACTACGAAACGCTGATACTGAACAAGGTCCCATCCATTGAAGCGGTGACCGTGTGGGGCGGAGAGACGAACAATCCGCCGATTTACGGGAAGGTCTTTATCTCTGCCAAGACAGTGACCGGACAACCTCTCACATACGCCGAACAAGAGGCCATTATCTCTGGAACACTGGACAATTATAAGATTGTCTCTGTTATCCCTGAGTTTATTCAACCCGAATATCTTGAGGTTGAATTGGACGTTGTTGTATATTACGACCAGACCCTTACGAATAAGACGGCCAAGACTATTCAAACGGATGTTGTCTCGGCCCTCCTCTACTTTGATGAATTGGAACTACAGAAATTCAATCGTATACTCAGACAATCGGTTGTATCTCGTACAGTTGAGGAAGTGGATATCTCTATTGTATCCTGCGTTCCGAGAATGAAGATGCACCGTACAGTAACACCTGTGTATAACGTCTCAACGAATTACTATGTAAATATCGGTAACCCGTTTACCCCTTCAACAATACTCTCAACGGCATTCTATGTACAGGGGGAAGCCAATACCTGTTACATTGATGATGATGGTGCCGGTACACTGAGATTATATAAGATTGTGAATGGAATCAGGCAACACATGAGAAATTGCGGGACTGTTGATTACTCCACGGGCGTCCTCTCCATTACCTCAATCAATATCGTGAAGCTTGGGACCTCTTCATTCAGGTTCGCTATTACACCATCCTCCGCGGATGTTGTCTCTATCTTCAATCAGATTGTCCAACTGGACACCTCGCTCCTCAAGGTGAACATGATTGCCGACGAAACGACCAAGGGCCGTGTACTCAAGGGCAACAAGTTCCAGTTCACAACAAGTAAAATTTAATGAATGAATTAACACATCATTTCGTCAAGGGTCAAGTACCCGACTTCATCAAGTCGGACTACCCTAACTTCATTGCGTTCTTGGAGGCTTACTACAAGTTTCTGGACCAGTATACAGTATCACTAGAGAGGGAGAGGGACATTGACCTCACTCAGGACTCTATGCTGTTCTGGTTCAAGCAGGAGTTTGCTTCTAAGTTCCCGCAAGCCCTCATTGATGACCGAAAGCTGGTTAAAATCATTCGCCAACTGTATGCTGCCAAGGGTACGGTTAATGCTATTGAACTGCTCTTCCGTATATTCTTCTCGGAAGCCATTATCGTCAAGCAACCGGGTCGCCAAATACTACGTGCCTCGGATGGCCGCTGGTCATTCAGAACGTCTATCACCCTACAGAGGGTTTATGGGGACTTTGACCGTACCCGTGATATCACTCTGATTATTGAAAATACCTATGGTATATTTGAACTCCCTGTTGACTCCTATGATATTATAGATTATCTGGAGTCCGACCCAACTATACCAAATAGGGTTCGTTTCTTCTATCGTTCCAATCAGAATGTTGTGTTTGAAACAGATGAAACACTACAGAAGATTGATATCATAGAGGACTCGGATATCGCATACCGTGGGAAGATTATCCTCTCTCCCACGACGATTGAAGTGGTTGCTCCTGGTGAAGGCTTCAAACAGGGCCAAATTCTGTATGTACCAGGCACAACGGAAGATACGATTGTGCGGGTCACCTCGGTGGTCAATGGGGGCATCACAGAGACACAAATCTACCACTACGGTCTGGACCACGGGGAGAACCAACTTGTCTATGTGGCTCCGCATATTGGTGTTGGCCCCGCCCTTGAGCATGATATTGAATTCGTGTATACGAACATTGACGAAAAAGCGTGGACCCTTACCCTTCATGATGGTGTCATTGGTGTAACCGATGAAGTTGTTGGTACTGATACAGACGGACTACAGGCCCTCTATACGAAAACTGGCTTTGGCTCTGCTACAACCACAACATCACTAGTTGACCCGAACCTCACCCTACAGGAATGGTTGGCCTCGCTGGCAACACTGAAATTCAAACAATCCTATATCGTCACCTATGCGGGTTCGTTCCTCACTGATGATGGTCAGATTTCAAATCCGAATATCAGGCTACAGGACAATTACTTCTATCAGCTATTCTCCTATGTTATTCAGACAGAGAGAAATATCTCGGAATATAGGAACGTACTGAACCTTATTCATCCCGCGGGCCTCAAGTTCTTCTCTGAGTTGACCAAGACCACGTTCATCTCCTTTGAGGATATGTCGGTTACTCGTACAATCTCCAAGGATACTATCTACATCAACGATCTCACAGAGGTTCTTGAAGAACTCTCCAAGCATGTGTACACTGTTTGGGATGATGAACAGATTATCTCTGATATCATCGCGGCGTTTAACGTTACCAAGATTCTGGATGACTCCACAGGGGCTACTGAGACCTTGGCCAACTGGCTAACCAAGGTTAATACAGAAGAGTTGACGGTCACCGAAACTATGGTGAATTCGGTCACTTCTGTTCAGACCGACTCACTTTCTGGTATAACAGATACAATTGTTAAAGGTATCACGAATATACTGGCGGATTCTACGTCCCTACCAGCGGATACTACTATCTTTAACATAAATAGTGTACTAGCGGACTCCTCAACTATAGCAGATGGAACTCCGGACACACCAACAGAAATAATTTACCAGTCACAAGATTGGCATTCTGGGGATTACGTCCTCGATGAAATAACACTAACGATAGGATAACAAAAATGGAAGACTTTATTAAAGCAACAGGAAAAGTGGTGCTTGAACTTCGTGATGGAGATGGCCAACTCAAGGAGTATCGTGAGATTGATAACCTTGTAGTTAAGGTTGGAAAGAACTTCATTGCGTCACGTATGTTGGCGAATGGCGTTTCTGGCTTCTCGGGCTCCTCGGCCTCTGGGTACAATACTATGTCCCACATGGCTGTTGGTAGTTCCAGTACAGGCGCACAGTCAACGGACCTGACCCTTGGTACCGAACTGGGCCGCGTTGCCCTCACCTCTGCTACACTGGGCGTTAACCCTAACGAGAATGTTATCACCTTCGTGGCTTCATTCCCGGCTGGTACGGGCACCGGTGGTGTTCAAGAGGCAGGTATCTTCAACGTAGCAACCAACGGATTCATGCTCTGCCGTACCGTGTTTTCGATCATCAACAAGGCGGCGGCCGACTCCTTGACCATTAACTGGAACGTGACGATTAACTAATCCCTATGGCACAGAGAGTAATCCGTCAGGAATTCAGCAACGAGGTAGCGAGTACCTTTCTCAAGGACCTCCAGTACCAGCGTTCCCGTTACTTCTACTATCTTGGAGGTGTTCTTCCTTGGGATGGAGAGACGGGCGCGGATGGTGTGACAGCTACAGACTTAGTTGACACGGCACTGGAAATCCCTGAGACAGAAGATACGAACCGTGATTATCGGTCGGAGGTTGCGTTTGTCAAGCGTATCTCTCCTAACGATGCCTCTCTGGTGTGCCGTAAGATTGAGTGGACAACCGGCACGGTGTATGACCAATACGATGACCATCTTGATATGAGGGAACTGGACTTCTATGTACTCACCACTGAGAACCAGGTATACAAATGCCTGAACAACTTCGCGGGTGGTGCCTCTACAGTTCAGCCAACAGGCCGCTCCATATATCCATTTACAACCTCTGATGGTTATACTTGGAAATATATGTACACGGTCTCCTCATTCATGCGTAATCGTTTCTCCTCTGTTGATTATATGCCTGTGAAGAGGGCTCTTGCTGACTCCTTCTATAACAACGGGCAACTTGAAGGTGCTGTTATTGTTAATCCAGGAACAGGGTACACGGCTGATGCCCTTACAACTGTCTCCTTGGCCGGCGCCTCTATCGGCTCCGGTGGTGCGGGTAACATAACGGGTAATGTCGCCACGGGCGGTGTTGTCACGGCCGTG